CTGTTGTTCCAGTCGATTGAAGATGGGAAGCAGTGTCAATTCTTATACCTATATCAAATCGATTGCTGAAGAACTTCGTGGACTTGCTGTAGAGTTTGGTGTTCCAATCGTTTCAGCTACACAAACAACTCGATCTGGGTTCAGTAACTCTGACGTTGGATTAGAAGATACCAGTGAATCATTCGGTCTTCCAGCGACGGCTGACTTTATGTTTGCACTTATCAGCACAGAGGAATTGCAACAACTTGGGCAGATGATGGTCAAACAGTTGAAAAATCGATACAATGATCCAGGTGTTAATAAAAAGTTTGTGGTTGGAGTTGACAGGTCGAAGATGAGACTGTATGATGTAGAAAGCAATGCACAAGATTTGATTGACTCTGGAATTGAAGATGATACGCCCGTTAACACTTTTGGAAATCGTGAACGTAGAAGTTTTGGCTCTAAATTCGGTGGTGTGAAAGTATAAATACTCAATAAACTATTGGAGTCTTTATGCCCGGATCGTTAAAAGTTCACGGACTGTTATTTAAACATAGTACACTAGATATATCTTATGTTTTAAATTCTCCTTCTCCTACAGAAGGAGGGGAATTAGCAGTTTTAGAACAAATTAATGGGTATATTATGAAAATAGGATCTCCAATTACTGTGAAAGCTGGGCGACATACATTTAAAAATATTTACGGTGCAAATAAAGTAGAAGGCACTCCTAAGGCTGATATTGCTCTAGTTACATTTAATTCTAAAACCAAGAAGTTTGAAGATGTATGTTTCATATCTCATAAAATGGGATCTGATGCTGGAGGCTTTCAACAATATAGCGGTATTACTCCAAAGGCTGATGGACAAAAGACAGGTTCTATCTCAAAAGACAAGAATGTGGTTGATTTTCTAAGAAAATTGAGTGGCTATCATAATACTATTGTTGGAGCTAAAAAAAGATTCTATGCAGTAGTTAAGGATGAAAAATTAATAGGTAAGTCTATATACGGTCCTCAGTTCGGTGAAACTAGATTTGGAATAGATAACATTCATCTAATAGGTCAAGGTGACGTTAGAATGTCTGTTATTGGTAATGCACATAAACTGGACTTTACAGCACATGCAAGTTACAATCCAGATGTTTCAGAATTCATGAAGAACGGATACACAACTATTATAGGTGCTCGTTATTCTTCAGGAAGAAATTATGAAGTAGATGGAGTAACCTATAAAAGTGTTAGGGTTTTAATTATGCCGAAAAAATTAATTGGTTCTAAGGCTGAAGAAATATGAACTTCAAAGATTTTATAGTTGAGTCTTCGAAGGAAGGAAAGAATGTCCATCTAGAACATATCGAAGATGAAGTAATCAATCGTGGTGTTCCTGGTGCTAGAGATGCCATTAATTTTTTGCGATCTTTAAGAGACATGCTCGCAGGCAATGCAGATTCGAAAGTAAATGTCACAACAAAATGGGATGGCGCTCCAGCAGTCTTCGCGGGTATTAATCCAGAAAACGGAAAATTCTTCGTTGCAACTAAAGGCATTTTTAATGTTGATGCAAAGCTAAATTATACCGAAGAAGATATCGATAGAAATCATCCAGGTGAAGGATTGAATAAAAAACTCAAAACTGCACTCACATATCTGCCTAAACTAGGAATAAAGGGTATCCTTCAGGGTGATATGATGTTTGGTGAAGATGATTTAGGAGAAGCAGAAAAAGAGATAGATGGGCAAATGTATTTGGCATTTAAACCTAATACGATTGTCTATGCTGTACCAGTCGAAAGCAAATTGGCCAAATCGATGAAAGCAGCTAAGATGGGTATTGTATTTCATACTTCATATACGGGCAAAACTATAGAATCGTTAAAAGCATCATTCAACATCGATATTAATAATTTGACTAGAACAAAAGATGTTTGGTTTAGAGATGCATACTTCATTGATGCATCAGGTACAGTAACTTTTACCAAAGAAGAAACGAAACAAATTACATCTATCCTATCTCAAGCAGGCACTGTATTTTCTAGAATCAATTCTTTAACGATGAATCGTATTGCTGCATCAGACATTATACAAACTCAAATTAAAACATTTAATAACACCAAAGTTCGTTCAGGACAAAAAATAACTAGTCCGGTGTCACATGCTGTAGAACTCACAAAATGGGTTGAAGATAAACTCAATAAAGAAATTTTATCTGCTAAAAAGAAAGACACTAGAGAAAAAAGAATGGCAGAAAAAAATGAGTTGGTGAGATTCTATAGAGGAAATAATTCCGATTTGGTTGCAATATTCACATTACAAAACCTATTAGTTGATGCTAAAAATATGATCATCAAAAAGCTTCAACAGATAAAACAAGTGACAAACACCTTTGTTCAAACCGAGGATGGATATAAAATTACTAATCCAGAAGGTTTCGTTGCAGTAGATAAACTAAAAGGAAATGCAGTTAAGTTAGTTGATAGACTCGAATTTAGCCATCTAAACTTTACTGCACAGAAAAACTGGAGTAAGTAATGTATACCTTTAAACAATTTGAAGTGTTACATGAAGCAGCATATGCTGGTAATATTGGTATTATGGAACTAATTAAATTTAAAAAACATGCAACTAGTGATCAGAAAAAAACTTTTGATAATCATGTAAAAAATAAAAATCATAAAGAAGCATGGGATTTAGTTCAGAAAGTCACTGGAGTTAAACTACATAAAAGTGTGAGTGAAGAAAAGAAATCTCCACATCCTGATATTTTACCTGTCGCCGGCGCAGGACAATGGGGAACAAAACATTTAGTTAATAGATATAAAAAGGATACGCCGGGACAATAAACTGGAGTTTGTTATGAAAGATTTGATCGTTGGTTGCATTACTAATTATAATTATGATAAAATTAAATACTGGATTAATTCGATAGATCGATGTGGTTTTTCTGGCGATAAAGTGATGATTTGTTATAATGTGGATTATGATACCTGTGAGATGATATCTCAAAAAGGCTTTACTATATTCGGTTTTCATAAAAATGATGAAAAACGAACTCTAGAATACAAACAAAATTTTTCAATAGTAGTGGAGAGATTTTTTCATCAATGGTTATTTCTAAAACAGTTTAGAAAACAGTATAGATATATTTTTTCTACTGATGTAAAAGATGTTATCTTTCAGACTAATCCTTCTATTTGGCTAGAAAATAATATTGGTGATAAAAAAATTAATGTGGCTTGTGAATCTATTCGATATGAAAATGAAGAATGGGGAAATAATAACCTTCTCAAATCATTTGGACCTTCCATTCATGAAGAATATAAACATAAATTAATTTTTAATGCCGGAACTATTTCTGGAGAATTTGATACTATGCTGGATTTGTTCTTGAACATATTCTTGGCATGTAACGGAACAAATCATTTTATTGAGGGCGGCGGTGGACCAGATCAAGCAGCATTAAATGTTCTTTTGGGAATGAAAAGTTATCGTGAAATTACAAATTTTGCTATGTCTGAGGATGGATATGCCGCACAATTAGGGACTACAGGTCCACAAATTCAAGAAAAATATGGAAATAAACTGATTGAGAATGTTCCTATCCTGAAGGATAATATTGTTTGTACTTCAAGCGGAACACCATTTTCAATGGTGCATCAATATGACAGAGTTCCAGAATGGAAAAATATTATAGAGAAAAAATATGAGTGAAGAATTTATTATTAACACCGCGCCTTCTACAATTATAAAATCCGGTGATCCTTATGATCATTTAAATGCAATCGAGTGGGTAGATAAACAGATAGAATATGGATCACAAGAACATACTATTTCCGGTAAAGGACTAGTTCCATATTTAAAACAGATGGGTAAAGATTTGATTGGATGTGAAATAGGTGTTTGTCACGGTTTCACCACGGAATACTTTTTGAAAAATATTACATCAATATCTAAAATATATGCAGTCGATTCTTATCCATCATTTGTTGATTGGGATGGCACTAGAGTTACACAAGAAAGGCAAGATGAAACTAAATTTCGTTGTATCAAAAGACTATCACAATTTGAAGATAGAGTGTCTTTCTTTTTTGAAGACAGTAAGAAATTTGCACAAACTTTGAAAGATAATTCTTTAGATTTCATTTTTATTGACGGTGATCATAGTTATGAAGCAACA